TTTCAGAATAGACGCCGGTTTTCAACCCAGTCGCCATATCGAAAGCGTCTTTGATTCCCTTCGCGTCAACGGTTATCTCTGCGTCACCAGGATCAAAAAGAATCGTGATCTCTCCGTTCGTGAGATCAGCGGTATATTGAGTTGTGAGCGCCAAGCCAATGCCTTTAAGATAAACAGCATCGACCGCTTGCATGGCATAAGTGTCTGAGCCAAAAACGGTCTGCGATATTTTGTATTTATGATTTACGGTGTCGATGCAGGTCGGCGTGATGTTTGTCTTTTCACCGAACAGAATCGGGACCGGCAAGCCTTCGGCATTCGGGTCCAGATTCGCATAATCATCAACTGAATAATGACTTGTCGGGATAGATTGCAGTCGCCCCTCGCGCGCATCAACCAGCTCGAATGTTACTTCGACATCATTGACAACCGGCTTGCGGAGCTTCCCGACAAATATCTTGTCCAGGTCTGCATACTCGTCGCCCATTTCTCCCATGCGAACGCGAGCATCGACGTTGCTCCAATACCAATCATCAACTTCCGCATACCACTTTGCCAAGTCATTTGAGATGGCGACGCTGCCAAATGATGTCTGCATGGCGCTGGAGAAATGATCAGCAATCGCCGCGCTAAGTTGCGCCAGAGTTCCGGGCCGCAATGCCGGATCGTAGAATATCGGATATGTGCAGCCTTCCGGGATATAACAAACCGTCTCGCCAGGCTCGCCCTGCCGGTTTGAAATGCCGCGCCAGCAGTAGGAGATCACGTCATAGACATAATCCGGGGAGACGAAATCGCCAGGAGAATCACCGCCAGCGATATGAACATAAATGATCTTGCCGAAAAAATCCTGATAGAATGAATCATCAGTCGCAGAACAGCTCGCGAAACTTACTGCCTTTTCAAGCGATACACCATCAACCTGAAGATCGTAAATCTCGCCAAAAGCCCATGATTCAATCCGCCAAACTTCAGTATCAGGCGATGCGGATTGAATCCAAGTGAAATCATTGAGCTGCTTTCCCGGGCAAGCCTCCAGGATCAGCAGTTTTTTTGAATCGTTGCTGAAGCTCAACGTTCGCTCCTGATTGCTATTTCAAGCCCCCAATACTTGCCAGCGATATGCTGATATGTCCATTCGAATATTTTGACATATTCAGCATCTTCACCAACGTCTCCAGAGGCCGGCGGCGATTCCACGATGAAGCATGGCCGCGTTTTGCCGATCTCTGCAAAGGCGGCCCGCAGCAGAGCCCGATCGGTGTTCGGCTCGACCGCATCGAAAGTATAAGTGCGTTCCAGATAATGGCTGAGCTGAATCGTCGATCCCTGGCCATCCTCGCTTTCTGTTTCAATCGATGGGTCTTCTGGGGTTTCCTCGCGGTCAGCCGTGAATCCATAATGCAATACGCTAGCATCACCGGCCCATACAAGGCCGACTTCGATATAGCCTGCCGGATTATCAGGGTCAGAAATCTCGATTGAATAACAACGATAGCTCTGTGCGGTCCTGGCCGCAATCTGTGCCTCATGCCAGGTTAATGTTTCGGAATCAACGAGCGTCAAGAAAGCGTCTGAATAATAGCGGACATAAACAAGCGCGGTCGATTGCAAATTATGGCCCTTGATCGAAATGAAGCGAAGAGTTGTTGTCTCCCCGGCATCGCCATATAAAATCTCTGATGAATGAATTCTTATATAGGTTGCTGTAATTGTAGTTGATATGGCCGAATCGTAAGTCAGCGAAAGCGAAAACCCGATCAATCCCCAAGCAGCGTTAGTGATGTTTAAAAAATAGAGAACAAATGTTTGAGATCCCGCTATGGTAAATTTGTTCGTTGTGTCGGGATAGGTGACGGTGTAAGTTCCCCCCGCCGCGTCCATCCGGGTTTTAATTTCTGCCGCCAAAGTCGTTGCATCATAATCGCCGACAGTTAACGCGGCGGTGTATTTTTGTGAAATGGAAACATCATCGATATATTGCGATTTCGATGTCATCGAATTTCCGCGAAGGATGCTCAATGCGTAATTCGTATAACTCGCGTGGGCGTTAAAGTCTAAAGTAAAAAAGGCCCAATCCCCTGTCCCCGTGGCGTGTATGTAAGTATTTGCCGCCGTCCACGTTCCGTCAGCAGCCAGATAAACGTTGTTCGCGGAATCTTTAAAATGAAAAGCAAGTGTCGATCCGATCGGGGTGTTATGCCAGAATGATATTTTATGCTCAGCCCCGGCTGCTAAAACAACGCTCTGCGATATCCCAGCCACACTATTTGAACCATCAATGTCGAATCGGCAGGAATAAGTCCCATATTTTATCGTCGTTGCTTCACGATTTACGGTTGAAGTGCCAGCCAAACTTTCAGACCAATCAGAAAGATCGGTTGCGGAGGCCCATGTTTCCATCCTGCCGTTCAATAATTTTTGTTCACCGAAGTAAATATTTTGGTTCGCCGTCGTTACACGGAAAAGGCCCCAACCAGAACTCGCACCATAGCGCGAACGCCAGGGCTTTTTAAACCAGCGGTGCTGCGTATTGATTGCCGGGAAAGACGGATGCTCGCTCGAAGCAGTCACGGTCCCAGCAGCCCATTTGTTGATGTATGAGATCAGCATCTTGCTCATGGTTTTTTACCTCACCGCGTTCGGGGAAATAGTCAGCGATTCATTGGCGAGCGCGCGCTTGATTTCAGGGATAATAGCCCGGCGTGTATAACTCTCCATGCCTAGAGTGTCAATGGCGCTGATATTTACATTCACGGTCTTCGCCCCCCCGCCACTCTTCCGATCTGTCCCGAGCATGCGCTGGAGCTCGCGCATCGGCAGTATCGCTTCCGGGCCCGCTTCGCCGGCCAGGACAGTTGTCGGACGATTCACAAGTCCGCCTTCGGCCATCGCCGGGATAGTCTGCTTCTGAATGATACGAACCTGAATATATCCGGCGGCAAGAGCTGCTGCTGCTGCGATCAATCCCATCGGGAAAAACGGCTTTGTAGAAAGTGCGGACGTAACGGCCAGCGCCGTATTCACAACTGCTTGCATGAGCGATGATCTTTTGTTCGCTTCGGCCTGTTTTATTTCCAGCGCTTTCTTTTTCTCTGCAAAGTCAGCATCTAAGGTTTCCAGCGCGGCATTCTTTTCTTCTTCCGTCATCAGCGAATCTTCGATCGCCTTTTTCTTTTCCTCGTATTCTTCTGTCATGCGATCAGTTTCTTGCTTGAACCGCTGCTGCGACATTTCATTAAGTCCCGAGAAAAACTGCGAAAAGCCCTGCTGGAGAATCTGGATCGTCTGGTTGATCTTCGATGCAGTATCGGAAAATGATTTTTTTAATTTCTCTGTTGTCGGAGCGGCCTGTGAGGTGATCTGCCCGAAAGTGATTCCGAACTGCTGCGCAACCCATTTCTGCGCAGCGACCATTTTTTCCGACGCGCGGAACATGAGCTGCTGGACACTCGGGATTGCGTCTTGCGCCTCATCTTCCCATCGCTTCCACATCTTTTCGCCAGCTCTCTTTGACTTTTCAAAGGCAGCAATTTCAGCATCGGCGGCTGCCTGTGCCTGTTCTTTGCGAATCTTGGAGACTTCAAGCGCGTATGCCTTCTGTGCATCGGCTGTGATCTTCGCCGCATTGACGGAATCTTTTGCCTTGAGAATAATATCATCGCGCCAGCGCGCAGCCTGATAGATGCGGAAATCATACTCGCCGAGCGTCAACTCCTTGATCTTGTCCGTGACCTCGCGCTGAATTTCGATAACCGTTGCCGCCATCTCTTCCGAATCTTTCGCGACCTGCTTCATGGATGCGGATATTCTCGTGCGGTAAACTCTTTCGATAGCTGCGCCGATTTCTTCCGATGAGCGCCCGGCTTCGCGCTGCCTGGCGATAAATTTCTTAATGTCTTCAGCGGCAACAGTAGTGCTGCCCTTGATCGATTCCTGAGCGAATTTCCAACCTTTCGATGATTGCTCTGCAGTTTGCTTGATCACTCCCATCGCGCGGTCTTGTGCTTCATGCACTTTCTGAAAAGCGAATGCTGTCGCTTGTGCTGCTAGCGTGACGGCGGCGAATACGCCAATGATGCCTCCGAGTGTCAGCTTCAGCGCGCCCAAACGAGCATTGATCACCGGCAGTATGGCAGCAATTTTTGTTTTGATAGAAAGCAACGTCGGGAGTGCCAGCATCAGCGGCCCAACGACGGCCATCAGCGCGCCGAATGTTCCGACAACTACGGTGACGGCGCTTCCAAGCGGCGGAAAAATCTCAAATACCTTGCGCACGGCGACAGCTGCAGATGTGAAAATACTAGTGATACCCTTCACGATAGGCATTAAGGTCTGAGCGATCGTTATTGCAATTCCCATGAAAGCAGCTTTCAATCTTGTAATTTGATCGTTGAATGCTTCGCTGGCTTTCGCTGCCGGCCCGCTCATGACGATGCCGAGCTGTTCCGCTTCTGCCCGAGTATCTTTCAGTCCCTTTGATCCTTGATTTAAAAGCGGGATCATCTGCACCCCGGAGCGGCCAAATATCTCCATAGCCATCGCCGACTTTTCAACGCCATCCGGCATCACCTGGAATTTATCGGCCACTTCTCCAAGCAGATCATCCATTGACTTCATCTTGCCGGAGCCATCCGTAACCGTTATTCCCAAACGCTGGATCGCTTCCTGGGCTTCTTTCGATCCCTGCTGCGCATCGCTCATCGTGCGCGACATCTTGGCGAGGGCCATAGCCATACCTTCGATACTTGTTCCAGATAAATCAGCGGCCAGCTTTAGCCCGGAAAGCGTCTCGACGGCGATGCCTGTTTTCTGTGAAGTCTTAGCGAGCATATCGCCATAGTCGGCCGCTTTTTTCAAAGCAGATCCCAGGGCCAGGGTAATGGCGGCTCCCGCTGCGGTGAACGCCTTTCCCATGTCCTGGATGACGGCCTTATTTTTTTCTACTGTATTTGCAAGGGAAGTGGTATCTTGCTTGGCTTTCTCCATGTTGCCGGTCCATTCTTTAAGATCAAGAACGAGCCGCGCATTTACTGTTCCTGCATCAAAAGCTCCAGCCATCGTCCACCTCCGTTACTTCTTTTGCTTGCTACCCTCTTTCACTTTTTTCAGCGCCCGTTTTATTTCCTCCATGCGGGCATTCCAATTCGCGATCACCTCCGCGTCGGTCCATTTCGGCCGCTCCCATAACTCGATCTGGTCGATCAGGTTTTGCACCTGGCGGTTATACGATTCGTCGCCGTGCATCGCCAGCCGCATCAGCCCCATGCCATCCAAGCGCTTGCGAGCAATTTCCACCCGCGCCTTGCGCTCCCACCAGGCAAAGTCCCGCAGATCGAGATTGAGCAGGTCGAAATAACCGAACAGGCCAGGAAAGGCAGTAGCGATTTCCGCCACCGCCCTTGTCCTGGCCTCGATCAGTTTTTTCCCGTTCCTGCCTCCGGTTGCGCGGCATTGGAAATCTGCTGCGCCAGGTAGTCGGCGATGCGGAGAATGTGGCGGATGTCCACGATCATCGCCTGTTCCTTCGTGATCCCCGGAAGCATCCGCATCAGCATCTCGGCGAGCATGTCCGGCTTCATGTTCTTCGGGTCGGCCTCATAATCCGAGACCACGCCCATGAACTTCTGCATCAACTCGCTCGATACGCTTTCGATGCGGAATACTCCAACCCCGATGATCTCGACCTCGATCGGCTCAAAGGCTGTCAGCGTCAGTTTCGGCACGGCGCTACTCTCCGAGCTTCATGATGTCGTTGATGTTCGGCGAATCCTGGCAGACGAAGATCTTGAATGCCACTTTGTAGATGCGCTGGTTCGTGTTGTCGTAGCCGACTTCCCAGCGGGAGAACGGATACGCCTTGAAAAAGGTTACGTATTCCGTCGCCGTCGCCGAGGCCACGTTGTTGACCAGCGGCCGCAGGACGAGCGCCTTCGCATCGTCATACATGTTCATGCCGACCGGGTTCGGGATGGTCAGCACGTCGCCGACCAGGTCCGCGTCCTTCGTCAGCACATCGAGCTGGGCCAGGGTGAACCTGGTCAGCGGAACTTCGACATCGCCGACTTCGACGCCGGTGAACACGCCATCAACGGCCGCAACGCCGTAGCCGTCCTCTTTGATCTCTGCGACCTTCGCGTCGATCTTCCACTTCACGCCGCCCTGCGTCGGACCGACATGCGCCCCGTTCCAATAGACCGCGCACGGTCCCAAGTCACCCGAAAAAATAGGTACTGCCATCTTTTCCTCCTGCGGCTATGAGCCGCTCTTGTTATAGTAAGCGACGCGATAGTTCGTGGAAAACTCGTAGCGCCGCTCCTCATCCTGTCCTATGTACTGCGGCGGGTTCACCGCCGTAATAGCTCCCATGATGTAAAACGTCGGGCTTGCCCCGATCTCGATTCCGGCTGCGCCGTTCAATAGATCATGGATCGTCCGCGCATCGTCACGCGCATTGAAATAAGTCTTGCCCCTGGCGACGACCTGGATTTGCAGCCATTCAATATCCGGCTGATAATAATTGGAGTCACCGCCGGCCGTCTCCTGGATCACGACACAACGATCAGGCGCTTCCTGTTCGCGCCATCCGACCTGAAGCGTCGTACCGCAAACAAAGGCTGAATTATCTTCGATCCAATCGCAAAGTTCTTTAAGCATTCTTCAGCCCTTCCTTGATGACATCGGCGACAAGCTGATAAATCTTGTTCCGCAAATCATCACGCGCCATCTTTGCTTCGACGAATTTCGGGCCGACCCCATCTTCGGACCAGTTGATCGCCTCGCCGACTGCTTCATGCCAGCGTGCGGCATACGGCGCGGCGTAGGTAAGCAGGACGGCCAGGATATCAGCGCCCAAAGATTCCTCTGTCGTTTTCGGCCACCAATCTTTTCTTGACTTGGAAGAGCCTTTCGCCTTTACGCCGCGCACGGAATCGCCGCGCAGATTGCCGTGCAAGTGCGGGGTCTTCGGCGCGATCTCGTCGGCGAACTTTTTCAGCAGCGCAGCGCCTTCCCACATTCCCTTTTTTGCAGCCTTCATCCCGCCATCGGCCAGGCGTATAAGTCGCTTTTCGACTGCCGTGATGTCGAAAACAAACTTGCTGCTATCGCTCATTTTAAAAATACCTCCAGAAAGCTCCAGGAAAAATCCTCGGGCCTACTGATCGAAAGTATAGCATATTCCTTTCCGTCGTACCTGATAAAGTCTTCATGCGAGATCGCGCGCGACTTCAGCATCACGCTCATGGACGAATAAACATTTTCGCCCTTGATGTCTTTGACTAGCGCCGTGCCTTTCTTCACTTTGCCTTTCAAGGTGATTTCAGTATCAGGCAACGGCTCGCCATATTTGTCTCTGGCGCTGGCTCTGAGCAATACGATTGTATCAGTCAGATATGCGTTGATCATAGTTCCCCCGCCGCTTTTAATATCGCCCTGGAAACTGGGTTCAAATTATGTTCGCAATTACTTGACAAAATACCATTTGCGAGATATAATGAGCTTTCGGTTTGGAGGTCATAGACGGGGCCATGATAAAGAAAAGCATTAACAGCTATGACCTTTTGAATCTCTACAATGCGGGGGCTTTGGAGTGCGATCTTGCCCGACGTTTTAATATTTCTTACCAGGCCATTCATGTCCGGCTCAAGAAGATTGGCTGCAATTTCAGGACGATTAGTGAGAGCCATATTATTGCAGCACGACGCGCGACTCAAGAAGAACGAAGCCGCCGCGCGATTGCCGCCCATGATGCCGTCCGCGGCAAACGCCAATCTTTCGAGCACCGCTGCAAGATTGCACTTACCAGAGAGCGGAAGCCCTCCAATATCGGATTGATGGAGACTGTCTTTCTGCGCCGACTTAAAAAACGAGGCATCCCATGCACGCATCAAAAAGCGATCGGCCCATATAATGTCGATATCGCTATTGATGAATTTCCCATCGCCGTGGAAATCTTCGGCGGCAACTTTCATTCTACGGGTGAGCATGCCATCCGTCATCGCAAGCGTTTTGATTATCTGCTCAATCAAGGCTGGCTGCCTGTAATTATCTGGATCGACCGCGACCATCCCGGCATCGAAGGCGCAATAAAATATGTCGTCTCCATTATGGAGTCTATTCGCCGGAGCGAACCCATTGGGCGTCAAGAGCAAATGATTTTCGGTAACGGAAAGCCGCGCCCCATTGGCAAGAACAATATCTATTTGCGCGCCCCTATAAATTGATTGGGAACCGGCTACAATATTTCCTATCGGTTCACATATCGTTCCCGGCAGGCAGCAATTCGGATGCGGAAATTTCGGATCAACCATCACGCCATCGACATCAACCGGCTCGTCGAGCGCAGGGAAATCGGGATCGGTTCCTGATATTGAAAACACCATCCCTTCCAACGGCGCGCACAAGTCGCACGGCGAATCATGGCGCGAGAATTGCACCAGGTCATTGTCCCACTTCTTGCACTCGTCAATGGTCGCATCGACATAAACATTATGCAGCTCGGAGCGGGCGACCATTTCGGCATACGTCTTGATGCCGTAGAACTTCCCGCCGATCTCGATCAAGTCACCGCCCTTTGCAAGTTGCTCAAGATATTTTCTGAGCTTGCGCGCGATCTCTTGTTCGCTATACCCGCGCGCTAGATAATACTCAACCTTGCGCGACATCTCTTTTTCCATGCCGGCCGACATCGATTGGATCTCTTCGGTCTGCTGCTTGGCGGATTCAATTCCGTGAAATGCTTTCTCATAGACGGCCAAGAAATTAGAGACGGTCTCCAGGATCGAAGCATTTGATTTTACGAACTGCTCAGCCATGCCAGAAGCCAGCGACGCGATAGTTGCGGTCGGATTGTAGCTGGCAGGATTTTCCAGATTCCCTGCCCGGCGCGCAGCCGTGGCGATCTGCTTTCTCTTCGCCAGATATGCGCTGCCGGTAGCGACGCGGGACCATTTCACGGCCTCGATGTCCAGGCGGCGGACGATCTCTTTGACCTTGCGCAATGCCGATTGCCGATCTTCCGGCTTTGCTCGCAACTCAGCGAAAGGACGAAGGACGCGCGAGAGCACGGCGGAGTAAGTCGCATAGGTCCGCGCGATGCGCCCGGCAAGCCTGTTCGTCAGTTCGCGCTCTTCTGCCATAGCTGTTCCTCTCCGACCTTTACATATTCGGCGATGTCTTCCGGCCTGATCCACCAGCGCAGCCATTCAAGCGTCGGGTCCTGCCGATATTGCGGCATGGCCTGATGCCCGAAGCCGATTCCGGGATTGCCAGGAAAACCTTTGATGCCGACATACTGAGCACCAATCGGAGAGTTGCCCGTCGGATAATAGCGGTCGCCATCTCTCCAGATCATTCCGCGCGAGCGGACGCGCTTCCAAAACTTGATGTCAATGAATTTCTCTTTCGGATCGGAAAGCGCTTCGATGAAGTCTCCGATCAATTCGCGGCGGAAGCTGGTCTGCGCCAGCGACGCATGCTGCATGTTCTCATGGACATAAGGGCTTTTCAGCTTGAGATGATAATACTTTGAAAAACCGATGCCAACAGCCGCCGCTTGGTCCAGCCGCTTTGACATTTCCTCGATATAGGTCGGGGCATAATATTCATCGTCCTCGCAGATCATGATCTTGTCGGCAAGCATATACGGCAACGCCTGGCGCAGATTCAAACAGAGAGAGTGCGGCGGCTCGTTCGGCCCGCGCATCCTTTTTACAAGATGCGTCATGGGCGGTTCGAACTTTATCTTCTCCTCACCGTCATCGACGACAACCCAAAGGTCGGGCTTCACGGTCTGCTGCCGCAGCCAGCGCGAAAGCAATCCAAGCGCCTGGGCCCGATTCCTGGTAGGGGTCACTATGCAAATGCTCATCTTTTCCTCGCGACGACTTCGAATGAATAAAGATCGATCAGGTCGATTGAATAGACGATAAACAAATCAGAGATATTGGCGAGCGCCCGGCGGACGTGATTCAAGCTGAAATTATTTATTTTGTGCATATCGTTATGCGCTTGCCCGGACAGCTTGCAATGCTCACGATAGGTCGGTTCGTCCGGGCAATAAATAACCAGGTTGCCACCCGGCTTGAGGACGCGCGCCCATTCGCGCAAAATTTCTTCGGTGTTGATAAAATCCTCGAGCAGATGCGAACTGAATACGAAATCGAAAACGCCATTGACGAACATGGAAAGATCGCGTGCATCGCCGGCCAGGTTTTGCGGATGGTCGCCTTCATGCGCATATGGCTGCTTCAGGTCGAAGGTGATCGCCCAGGGGACGATAGGGTCTCCGCCATATCCGAGATCAAGGCCGAAGCCGGAACAGTACGATGCGAGCCGCGCACGGCACTTTGAAGTTTCGCTCATCTTGCCTCCTTGAGCGCAGCCGTGATCTTTTCAATCATCATGCCACCGGTGATGCGGTCCATGCAAAGCGGCTTCCCGCGCAAGCAGGATTGCGTCGTTCTTGGAGCTGCCTGATAATGATGGCATCCCAGGCATTCCAGCCCTTCGGCCTGGACAGAAAAGACTTTCCCGGAGCAGTCGCGCAGCTCGGGAAGTACGGCCCCGAAAGGAACGACTGCCGGAATGCCGTATGCCTGGGCGACATGGAACGGCGCTGAATCATGCCCGACAAATATCCTGGCCGATGAAATCAGCGCGCACAGCTCAGGGAAAGATGTGCTTTTATATTCGGCGTGGCCGGCCAGCGATTGAGCCATGCCAACTTCAACGACGCGGAAGCCGTTTTTTTTAAGCATTGCGGCAGCCGAAAAGAAAGCCGGAAGCGGAGCGTTGCGTCCAGGCCAGCCGTTGATGCGCTCGGCATGAATCACGGCCAGATTCTTTTCGCGTCCGTTCTGCTTGGCTGCATAGAGGCGCGGGCGATGGCCGTTCAGATTCACGCCGGCAGTTTCAGCATAAGCTCTCATCACATTCATCGTCGGGCGGCGCTCGTAGGCCAGGTCCAGATCGTAAAACTCATCGAATGTCGTGGGGTCTGGATTCACCTTTGCCAGATCGAGTACCATTTCCAAGTTCGGATTGCCTTCCATGACCCAGGGCATGCGCGTCGCGAATGTGATCCGCGCGAATGGGAAGCGCTCCTTGTAGGCAGCGATGATCGGCGTTGCCATGATCACGTCGCCGACTGCGCTCGATCTACGGAAAAGAACTTTCTTGTCGAAAGCGCGTGTCTTGATATACCGGCTCCAGCGCTGGCGGAATAGTTCAGCGTTCTTTGCCCTGATGCCTTCAATATCAATCGCAAGCCGGTTCATCGTTGAAGCTCGCTTATGAACTATCGGCAGAGAGATGGTCGCGATCTTATATCCTCGCTCGCGTAGCCGGAGTGACAAGTCGGAATCCTCATAATATCCGAAGCGATAATACTTGTCATCGAATAGGCCATGCGCTTCATAGATCGAGCGCGGCATGATCATGCAGGATGCCTCGACGTATTCAAGCTGCCGCGTGACCGGGATGCCTCGACCGTCCGGGCCGATTGCTCCACAGTTGCCGGCGATGCCAATAAGCGCCACGCCTTTATCGCGGTCCAGGCAATCTCTCATTTTCTCAAGCCAGCCGGAACAGACCTGGATGTCGTTATTGAGAATCACCAGGAAGTCGCCTTTCGCCTGAGATGCAAGAAAGTTCATCGGCGACATGAACCCCTGATTCGTGGCGTTGAAAAACAGGCGGATATTTCCTCGCCGCTCCATCTCAGATCGAAGCAGCGGCCGCGTCCCATCCGTGCTCGCATTATCCAGGATCAAGAGTTCGAAGTCTGCCGGCCTGGAATGCTTGTAAATAGAATCCAGGCAGAGCCGCGTCAGATCGGCGTGGTTATAAATAACCAGCAATATGGAGTATTTCATGCTCTGGCCCATGAAAAATCGCTCCAGGATCGTCTCAGAGGCGCGATCTGCCGCCCCTGATAGATACAGCTATACGGGATTATGTGCGCTTTCGCGCGCGCTTTCTGCTTCATTTTCAGTACACTCCATCGATATTCAGAGAGTTGTCGATGTCCGTTGTGTCCTGATCCGCCCCTGCAGGCTCCCTGCGGTCTATATCGACGGCATGGAAGCCCTTGACGGAGTTGAATAGATCATCCAGGACGGCTTCAGCTTCAGGCGGCAATGGGATCTCCTTCGCCCGGTCTTTGTCATAGGCTTCATGGACGATGCCGGCAGAGATGACCGCCTGGGCCTGTAATCCCTTGCGCCGGTCTTCATCTTCCAGGTGCGTGTACATATACCAGGCCGTGAGCTCCTGCGCATAGGCGAGCTTTGCCTTTGTCGCGGCATCAGGCGAAGCAGGGATCGACCAGCGCGGATCGTAGAGGATGCGATTCCAGGCCGTTGTGAGCAGCGCGGTTTTGTCGGCAGCGACCAGCGTCGCCCAATCTGAGCAACCGTAGCGCGTAGTGAAAAAAGTATCTGCCACCGTCGGATCAACCCATCCAATGTCAGGCATGGCTTCCTCCTTTTAGTCCTCTCGATGCAATGTCAATTCGTAAAACCATTTGAGATTCCGCAGCAAAAGAAAAGCGGAAATGGCAAGGGCCGGAACGATGAACAGCAGCGGAAGCCATAAGTTGATCAAGCCGGCAGCGATTGCAAGCAGATCAAATATGGCGAACAGGAAAATGGCATACCACTTTATTTTTATCACGGCTTGCTTTTCCATTCCCTGATGTAATCCCGCACGGTGGTAATCACCCGGTAGCCGCCGTTCAGCAAGAGCACCCATACGATGAACTGCAAAATGGTCGCCTGAGTAATCGGGAAGTCGGTCAGCGTCAGGTGCATGACGATGAACACAACGGCGCCCACGGCCCAGGACAGCAGCACTTTGGGGAAGTCGTCATTCAGCCAAATGCCGCACTGGGGAAAACGGCGCAGGACGCCTTTCAGCACCCAAGTAATGAAAAGCGTAGCCACGGCAAACGCCACGACGGCCAGGACATTCACCGAACCGAAAACGAATTCAAAAAAGCCCATGATGACCTCCTAAAAAATAAGTATTGCCAAAACGACCAGAGCGACGGTGCCGCCCACGATCCACTTCCAGTTGTTACGCCACTCCCCCCGCCAGTTGAATCCCGGTTGTGGTGTAACGGGTTCGGGTTCTGGCTGCGGCTCCGGCTCCACTTCTGGATATGTCTGCTCATAAGTCGGCACCTTGCCCCGGTTCTCGGGCCACGTGCCGAAGAATTCCTTGTGCGCCTCGGCCATTGCGTCAACTACGGCGACTATATCAGCCGTGGTGTTACCACGCCCCGGCAGGAAATCGAACCATAATTTTGGCCTGCCATTCAGCAACGCCGCTGCCTTATAGCGTGGATTATGCCGCATGAAATAGAGCATGGCGGCTTTCATCCTCTCTGGCGACGGCCTGCCATTGGGAGCATCGGCATGGTCGGTGCCATCGGTGCTGAAACACACCCGATTGCTGGAAAGATTCCGGTCAATCCATGCCTCGATGGTATAGCCCGTCCTGCGGCCATAGGGGAATATATCGGGAAATTCCTCATCGGCCTTATCAGCGAAATTGTGGCAAATGGCGCTGAATACTTCGTGCGTGGCATTGGGATATTTCGCATCGTAGTATTTGACCAGATGATTTCGGTCAATGAATATGTCGTAGTTCTCCCTGTCGGGCGGCTGCAACTCTTTGGGCCAGCGCTGCTTCCAATCGCTCACGTCCCCGAAGCCGACAAGCGAAGCATCCAGCACGTCAGCGCCGAGTGAAATGTCCCACGGCTTGACATCGGCGGCGATCAGGTGAGGCAACATGGCGTTGACGGCATCAGCCGAACCGCTGCTACGGCGGTGTCCCTCGTTTATCAACTCAACGGCGAAGTTCAAGCCGTCCAGCGCATCGAGAATCCAATCGGTTAGGTTGCTGATAAACGGCAGCACCTTATCGTCATACAGACCGTTGATGCCATTGATATTCCAATAGAACGGCGATTGCGCCCGGCGGTCATCCTTTCTTTCCTCGCATTCGTTCATTAAACATAGCATGACCTGAACGCCCATCTTGTTTGCTTCAATGACCTGCTGCCTGAGAATATCGAAGAACGGCTGGTTCTTCACCCGCAAGTCCCATGCGTCCTTTGACGGCACGAAGGCCCAGGGCATGAAGCATTGAGAGCGCAGCCTGTCGCCGCCTACGCAGTAGAGGAATATCCGGTGCAGAGATATTCCCGCATTCGCCAGCGGCCACAACCACGCCCAATAGACCTTGCGATCAAATATCCATTGCCCGTTGACATGATGAATGAACGCCTCGCCGTCTGGCTGCTCGTTGAAAAACGTCATGTCGCAGCCAAAGCCTGCGGAGAGAATTATTTTATCCATGCCACACTCTCCAATTATGCCAAAGGGCATAGAGTAACCCGCCGCACAACGGCAGCAACCAAAGGTAGAATCCCGATTCCCAAATGAGTATCAGGACAAGCATGGTTGCAAGCACCGTAACCGTGACGGCGAATATCGGGTATTTGACAATGAACCGCATGAGCGGCCCCGTTTCACGGTAGCCGCCGCATGACAGTATTTTGTATGTTTGAATCGTGTCTGCCGCTACGAGTAGAACGAACAGGGCAGACAGGAAAATGGTCATAGGCCTACAGCGGCTTCGGCAGCGGCGAGTTTCACTTCATCAATATCAATGGCATCCTGCACCGCCATCTTGCGTTTCGCCAAGGCATCGTAGAGATATTTCTTGCCCCATTTATCAATCAGTTCTTCTAGCGCCGCTTTCATTTGTAGCGGAGTGCCATCGTTGGTATAAATTTTCAGCGCACGAACAGCCGCATCGGAAACAAGGATCGTTACGTTTACGTCAGCCATGATGACCTCCTATAAAATCGTAATCGCTCTGGGCGAATTGAGCGTGATCTGATAACGCAGCAGGGTTGAAGTCGGGGTGAGCGAACTGTTGCTGGTGAATTTAACCTTGAGCGTGTCGGCGGTTGCCGTGTCAAGCGCCCAGGTTGTCGCCAGCGTTCCACCAGACAGCGCCGGGGTGGAAACCTCATCAATGTCGGTTGTCCAAGTTTCAACCGCCTTATTCACGGCGGCGAAAGTGACCGTGCCGCTTTCAACCTGTACATCGGTTCCGTCAAGCACTTCCACCGTGTAAGTGATAAAACCACCCACGCCGTTGCCATCAGCCAACGCAATGCTGAATGTATCGGTCGCCGTGTTATTCGCCAGCGAATACACTTTGCCGACAGCATGGAAGCGGGTATAATAAGTGTTCGCCGTTGAACCTGTACCGGCAATGGTAGAGGTCTGCACCCGCCAGCCGCCGGGATTGCCGGTGCCGGTTGACTGCCCGCCCTGATTGGTGAGCATGGCCCCCGGCTTGTCGGTGCCGGAGCCATCACAAGCCTTAATGGTTTGGTCGGTTGGACTCGCCGCATCCTCTCCAAGTTGTAATTGAGCTGCGGTTAGCGCGGCCAAATAAACCCCGCCGGCACCGCCAAGGCGTATGGTTCCAGAATTTATACCGGTGTAGTATTGAGAGAAAACCGTATTTAATGTCCCAGCGATAGACAAGTAAACGGTGTTTGCTGAAGTTCCAGGATCAACATAAAATCCACTCGTTGCACAGTTGGTGAAATTCAATACTGGTGCGGCAGCAGAGCCGTTACTGGAAACGGTGAATTTGGCCCCGGTGATTGTCCCGGTGCCGGTAATGTCAACCGCCGTCAGGTCAAACGCTCCCACGTTCCAGTCGGCGGTGAGGGTGGTGGTGCCGTCGTCCTTGAGGTAGCCGGTAAGGGACGGGACGGCGACCCTGCGAGGGACCAGCGAAAACTTGTATTCGTCCTGGTTCTGCGCTATGGCCGGCAGAATGAACGCCAGCAGCAGCAGTCCGATTAAAAACTTTTTCATACTGTCCTCCTTATTGCGTGTAGTCCAGGATCACATCAGCCCGGAGCGTCGCGGTTGTGCCACCATCGAAAGTGAACGTCAGATAAATCCAGTCAGCCCGCTTGGAAGTATTGAGCGGGATCTGCCTTGCTGCATCGGCGCTCATGACAACGGCATCATCGGTCAGAACATTCGTCGTGCCATCTGCCAGGGAAGCGACATAGGTCGTGGTTGAGACAAGCCCGGTGTCCGTGTAGCGATAGCCGACCTGGACCGTGACCGAAGTCGAATTGCCTTTGACGTAATCTAGCAGCAGATTCGCCTTGTAGTAATTGCCCGAGGCGATCCGATAGGTCGTGCCGGAGACGAGCGTCAGCGTCCCGGTCGTGACGGCATTCGTCGCCATCAGGCCGACGGCCATCAGGAGCATGATCGAAAGCGCAAAAAGTTTCTTCATTGTAGCCTCTCTTTTCCCGATGCGGTCCAGGAAGTATTTTTATCGAAATCAAAAGGAACTTCCTCGAAATGGCTTGCCAACCTGGAGAACGATTCTTCCGGCCAGCGCAGATTTACCAGCTTGACGATATGCCCGTCTCTGGTCCTGGACAGAGCGATAAAATGCGGCATGCACTTTTTTACCAGATCGCTTTCCTGGGTGCGCTCCGGATGGCCGTTATGAAAATGCGTATTGTCGCCATCGTAGCGTATATCAATCCCGAGCATATAGACAGGATCAGCGCCCAGCGCGAGAGCGAGCGCGACTGCAGAGTAGCCGGAATTATTGCCGTGATAGATTCCGAGTTCAATCGGAGTGATCGGCCCGGAGACGCCAAGAGATTTTATTTCCAGAACGCCGGGAGCATGCGGCTGGCTCATTCTCACGCCGACCTTGATCCCCCGGTATGCGGCGAGCTTCCGAATTGCTTCCTCGCCATATTTGCCCTCATAGACCATGCGGAAGAATCGCGCATCAATCGCAAGCAGCACGGTCGGAGAAAAGAACTCGAATGCCCGGTTGACCCCGATAGTCAGGAAATCACCCAGGCGGGAAAAATCAAAGTGTCGGAGGGACGGGCCTCCGCCGATGACAAAGCACGATCGGCCGTGCCAGCAGCCGGTCGTCAGGAGGTCCGCTTTTTGGTTCATCATTGTCAGCCCGCCCCTCCAGACGGAGAGAAAGCGGAGCGCCGGAGGAGACGGCCGGCGCCCCGCAGGGGGTCAGTTTTCCAGCACCTACGCGAGCTCGATCCGCTCGAACTGGTCGGTGTCGCCGATGCCCGCGCCGTAGCGCAGCCAATCGACTTGGGTCGTCGAACGTGCCTGGATGTTTTCCTCGGTCAGCTCTTCCAGGTTCATCCGCATCCCGCTCTGCGCTTTCGCGCCGGGGAAAGCGACGATGGGCTCGTCCGTCTCGTCCAGCATCATGGTCGTCACCTGGCGGATATTGTAATCCAGGTGCAGCGGAGACCCGCCGAAGCCCTGAAGCGCCAGGCCCAGCGCCTTGCGGATGCGCCCGCGCCGCTGCAACGGGGTCAGCACGACGAACGTGCTCTGCGGCGTGATGCCATAGCCCTTGTCGGCACAGGCCAGCGCGATGGTCTGGCAGGCCAGGTTGATGGTCTGCACGTCGCGGTTCGCGTTGTAGGTCGCGTCGGTGTTTGCCAGCGCGGCCGGATCGGGAGCTTGCCACGCGATGTTGGCCTTCGTGTCGAAGATGGCCTCGATCAGCGCGTAGTGATCGGAAGCCAACCGCTGGAATGCGGCATTGCGGAAAGCGGTCAGGATGTCGGCGATCTGCGTCCATTCGGCATCCTCGAGCAGCACCTTGTCCCACTCCAGGCCCGCGCCGTATTTGTCGAACAGGATGCTTTCCTTGCTGCCCTTGATGTTGTAGATCATGGCCTTGTCGCCGGGCGGGACGAGGTCGAACTGGATCGTGTTCTCCAGGGTCAGCTGCCGGAAGCCGCTCTTGCCGGATGAGGTGAAGTCCAGCACTTTGAAGATTTCCTTCCAGCCCTCATCATAGATCGGGAGCTCGGTCATGGCGGGGAGCATCGGATAGAACGATTCGCCGCTCGGAAAATCGCTCTTGTCGGTCCAGCCCTGGATGCCGCGCTGGATCATCCACGACTGGATGCGCGCCATGTTGTCGCGGGAGAACTCCGGGGTCAGCGGTTCGCGCATAAATGCCTGGACCGTGCGCAGATAGAGCTTCTTGTCCTCGCCATTCAGCTCATGCAGCCGCTTGCCTTTGAATCTTGAAAAATCGAGTTGCATCATGATGTCCTCCTACGCTTCCAGGACAGCATCGTGTCCCCAGAAATCGACTTCGACCGTGGTCGTCCCGTTTCCCGCAGCAGCACGCGCGATGCCGCAGCGGTAGTATCCGGCCAGATAGGTCGTGAGGTAGCCGTTCACGGAATCGTAATAGACGTAATCGCCCATTGCGAAAACGGCGGTGCTCAGCTTCGGCAGAACGATTCGCTCGGCTTCGATGATCTTGACGCCGAGGTCGCCGGTAGCGTAGTCTTCGAGCCAAACGTAAACCGTGTCCTCGACCACGCCCATGTCGCCTTCGGAAACTCCGGGCGACGCGACGGTGGCCTGGAGCATGTGACAATCTTCGATCCTGCATTTCAGAATATCAGGCATTGTGCCCTCCTAATTTTTTTTCTCCGTTTATCGCCCGGAGCGACGTCAACCATCGAGCACGGCTCGGCGGCCGGGTTTCGGTCGCGAGGATCACGGCCTCGCGGCCGGGTTTCGATCGGGGCGCCCGTCCCTCCCCGATCGGGTTTCGCCTTTCGGCGTTATACTTGCCGGGCGAGCAGTTCGCTTTCCTGCGCGCCCGCCTGATCCCTGTCCTGTCCGCCCGCCTGCTGATCCTTGCCGGCGGCCGGCTTGAGGATGGCGGCGAACCGCTCGAACTCGTCGATCGAGGAGTCGACGAACTTGTTCAGTTGCCCCTTGATCGCGGCGTCGTCGATCGCCTCGCCCTCCACTTTGAAGGCCGGCAGTTTGATGTCGAGGATGAACTTTGACTTCTCCGGCTCGAGTTTCCGCTCCTGGATCAGCGCAGCGGCGAGCGACTTCGCCTTGTCGGTCGTCAGCGTGAGCCGCATCGCATCGTTGTCGGCCTTCAGTTTTGCGATCTTCTCCTCGGTCGTCGATTTCAGCGCGTCGTGCTCCTTCTGCAAGCGCTCGCGCATTTCCATCTCGGCCCGCAGCAGACCTTGAAACGTCTTGTCCTTCCTCATGTCGTCTTCGCGAAACACCTCCGACGGGGTGACCTTTCGTACCATCAGAAAGTCCCTCACCTGATCAATCGTCAAATCCATTTTGCCTCCTCCTGTATTGTCTCCCTGATTTTCAAATGCCTGGAGCTGAGCAATGAGCCCGGCAGCGGGGAATGCTGGCTTGTTGTATCTGCGATCCCCGACAGCGATCCCGGTTATCGCCCCGACGTGAACGCCATCGACAACATTTGACCGCCCGGACGGATCGACATCAACCTCGGCCTCGATGCTCACAGCATCGGCGATGATGTCCCGATAGCTTGGGTAAATGTAAGCGACAGCCACGGCGCGCATCTTTCCGCCGACGTATTCAAGCGCCTTGCCGACCAGCTCGCCGACAACCGTCCTGCCGGAATGCTCGTTTGTTTCCTCGGCGTGGTTGTGGAAAATCTTAGTGCCGAACTGCAAGCGCTGGACCATCGCCGAGATGGAAGCACGAAGCCAATTCAGCACACGGCCCCCGATGCCGATGACATTCGGGGTCGCGTTGCCTTCCTCTCCAACCACATAGGCGCGGAAAAGAGGGTGCGCATCTTTCGCCTGGATCGCGGTGATCGTCGCCGGCGGAATATACTGCATGATCTCGTCAGCGGCCATGAGCTGGAGCTGGACGGTTGCCTTCATGCTTTGAATCGCAGCACGGCGCGGCCGTGGGCGTAATGGACCTCAAGCCCGTTTTCGTCCAGCCATTCCTTGCGGTAAGGCGGCGGCGTTTCCAGGATCGACGATCTCATTGAGCGCTGAATGCGGACGGGCGATACGATCTCGACCTCTCCGTGATTCTCATGGAGAACACGCATCGAAGATTCCTTGACGAAGCCTCCGCGCGCACTTTCCACTATCTGCACCGGGGCTTTAGGATTTCTTTTTCTTGCCATCCTTCACCTTTTTTTTCGCCGGCTTCTCGGCTTTGGGCTTGGCCTGGGGCTTGATCTCTTCGGGAGCTTCGGCGATGGCTTGCTCTTCGGGAGCGACGGCCTGGGCCTTCTGCTCATGCACATCGGCGATCGTGATGATGCCGCGCTCTTCGTCCTGCGCATCGGCCAGAAAGCGCTTCTCGTCTTTCGTGATCTCGTTCTCCGGCTTGGCTTTGATGCGCGCCGTGATCTTTCTCATGTTCACGGTATGAGTCGTCAGGATTTTACGTTCCTTGAAATGGCGATGAATCATTTTATTCCTCCTCTCCCTCTTTGGCTTTGAATTGCCCGCTGGCCGGCGGCTGCTGCGGGTTCTGATTGCCGCGCAACTGTTCCTCGCGCTCCAGGCGGTCGAGCTCTGCCGTGACCCTGGCGACTTCGGAATTATCCGCGCCTTCACGGCGGTCGAGCTCTTCGCGAACATTGAAATCGGGGATCTGCGGCAGCACGGCTTCGCGCGTGACCAGGTCTTTCTCGAATGCCGGCAGCCAGAATCCGACTAGGCGATCCCATTGATCTTTCGTCATCAGCGAGATCGTGATGGCGATCTTCGTCGGGTCCAGCGCCGTCTTGCCTGTCTTTTTCGTCCAGAGGATCATGGCCTTTGAAATCAGCTCTTCGTAAAAGCCTGTCCAGATCGCGCGCTCCGATGCCGTATGCACCAGCGCCGATTCCATGATGTTCTCTGAGGTCGAGCGATTCGCCAGCATATCCGGCAGCAGGAATTGCAGCGGGTAGCCGGTCGTGCCTGAGATGAAACAAGCCAGCCGCTTGATCTCATTCTCAAGCGAAGTGATGCCGCCCATGTCCGGGCCTTTATATGAGAACTTGCCGGAATGAATCAGCGCCTTCTTGATCTTCCAATTCACGGCCCCGGCAAATTCCTGGCGGAAGTCGTCCGCCTCGTCCGCCGTGGTAAATTCAAAGTCAGGAACGGGCGCCGCATAGAGACGGTTGATCTCGCGCCAGTCGCGGAATGCCTGATCTATTGCTTCGACCTGGGTCAAGCTGCGCATCATTTTCGTCACAGGGTATTTCGATGAAGAGCGCCCGGAGAATCTGCGGCATACCAGCAGATCGCCTTCGGCGCTTCCGGCCTCGATCTTTAATGCCGTGTTCGCTGGCCAGGTGATCTTGTCGATGGCCTTCGGATTGATCTTGCTCGGGATCTCTTCGTATTTGTAAGTGATCCAGGGCAGATGCTTTACGATCGCTTGCTTTTTCTTATCGTCCCAATCGAGCGTCACGGAGACGCGGCCCTCGATTTCAGCCTCGCGGCCGAGCTCCTGCGGCGCTTCATGATTCAAGTCATTCGCATCAAAAAAGTCGCGGCAAAATTCAATCTCCCTTTCAGCGCCCGCTTCAATATCACCGGCGGAGTCACCCTTCTGGATCGGCAGCTTGGTCTGTGGATTGGCCTCGCCGTTCCTCCCTCGGATGTTTTCTCCGCCAGCGACACTCTTTCCATCCTCGTCCTTTTGCTTGATCGCTGCTTTCGCTGCCGGCTTGTACTGCGGCCCAGATGATACGGTAACGGCAGCGCGAAAGTCGATGATGTTCGCGGCCAGGGCATTGCCCCAATCGGCCCGGTTCTCATACTTGTCGCTCACGGCCTGGCATGCGCCAGCATATTCACGGAAATTGTTGTAAGCGTATTTCGATGAAATGCTCTCCAGGGTCAGCGCGTCGATATAGTTTTGAGTGTCGAACCGATGCCGCTTGATGTCACTGCGGAGGGAATTGACTTCCGTCTTGAGATTTGCGACAAGCTTCCGGTCTTTCGATCTGTTGAATATACTCATTCGGGGAAGTAATAGTATAAAAAATCGCTCCTGTCAAACTTAAGATTTAATTCCTCTCTTTGCTTTCTTTCTCTTATTTAAAATAAATATCTCTTTAAGAGAAGAATAAGATACGGCATCAGGAAATGGCAAAACTCACTATACCCTATCCATGGGGTATCAAAGAACGGCTTCCATATTACGTTTCGCGGCTTTGGTATGGGGTATATGAAAGTTTTTATTGTTAAAAATAAACCAATATACCCCATCGATGGGGTATGGATGGGGTATCAGAGATGGCCGTCAAATCTATCTAATAGAAGTCTTGCTCTGTGAATTCTACAATCGCACCTTTTCTTTTTATCGGGAACAAATAGGCGATTAAATATCCGAGACCGTCAGAGATATGGGTTAGCCCAGTATCCTTTTGCGTCTTATCGAGACGCCCGTCCGGCATGGACTGGACACGGTTTAGATCGTTGATTGTTTTCACGCAATGGCGCTGAACGAAAAAGCGCGCCACTCCATTCGTTGACATGCAGCGGGTGTTTACCGCGGCAAGCCTGTCGCGCTGCCTGGGATTTGCAGGGTGCGCTTTTATTTTAAATCCAGCGTTTCGTAATATTTTTAAACTGCTTTCCGTGGCGTTGCTTGAATCTGCCGCTCCGGTCGAATCAGGATAAATAGATGTGGCGGCCGGGTTTAGTTTCTTCACTCTCAATAAGTGCTCGACCATTTCATAGGTATTGCTGTGCCGCAAATATACTTCATCGAATTGATGGACCGTGTCGCCTGAAACATCGCAAATGACCGCCGTCATCGGATCAACGTTGAAATCCATGCCGACGTGAACATGAATGCGGCTTATGTCAACGTGCTTATCATCCACAAGGTTCGCGCTTGAAAAGGCATAATAGGCTCTGCCCTCTTCGCCCTCAAAGCTGCCCTCGTATTCCTGGCGGAACGTCCGCTCATCCAGTTCGCGTTTAACGGCCTCGATCTCTGCCGCCGTCAAAACATCAGCGGAAAACCATGAGTAGAAAGCCCAATCTGAATCGTTCGGATCTTCGGCATAGGCTCCAAGCATTGGCCTTGTAGTTGGAATGACTCCGCCTGCCGCGCGCACGGCCATATCATAATACCAATCGCGGCCCTCGGGCACTCCATCAAGAATGGCAAAGCCGTTTGTGTCGGAAAGCACCGGCCGGATATTCATGCCCCATGCTGAAGGTTTCACGTCCGCCATTTCAGTTATCAAGCAACCGTCCCAGGGCTGGCCCTCGATGCGCTGCGGCTTGTCCAGGCCCACAACGTGAATCTCTGCGGCGTTCGGCAATCGAATCCATAAGTCGCTGTGGCTTTCGGATGATATGATCGGGCGAGGGAGAATCATCTGCAAGCCCGATACTTTGCCGGTCCAGAAAATATCTTTCGCTTGCGTACGCGTGGGAGCGCCGAGGAAATACCTCTTCCCGGCATTGACCATTGCCGCGCTCAATACCTTCCGCGTCCCGATCAATGTTTTTCGCGAGCGGCGCCCGGCAGAGCATACCAGGAAACGATGCTCATCGTTGTAATATTGCTTTTGAATCGGGGTCAGGTCATGAAGCTGCGGGATGACCTTAATCATCTATCATGCCGTTTTAAATGGCAAATCATTCTCCCCGTTTCTTCTTTATTGAAATATTTAAATTCATTTCGTTCAAAGTTTTTTATATGTTCCTCATGACGTTCTAATTTATTTATTTTGCGTATCATTTTACATCGTGCCTTTAAATAAACTCTGCGCACGGCTTCCACTGAGCGATTGAATGCTATGCCTATTTCCTTGAATGTTTTTTTATCATAAAAGCGCATTTCAATAATTTCTCGTTCACGCTCTGTCAAATCCATCATGGCTATGTCGATCCTTTCTTTATTTTCAGCATTTGCAGATGCGGATTCCAAAACAACATCCTCTGGATTTAATTCAGAAAATCTTATTGTTCTCATGGCTTCATGGCTTCGGCAATGGCTTTAAGTTGCGCCTCTATCGCTTCGGCATCGGGAGTTTTATCGATCATCGCGCCAGCGGGAAGCATCTTTATGATCCATGCGTAAAACATGGCCTGATTGCGCTTGCTTGATTTCGCCCAATCGTAAAGCCCCTGGGTCCCACCGAGCATTTTGAAAACATCGAGGAAGGAATCTTTCAAACTCGTAAATTTGTTTTTCATCCCCGGCGGGCGGCCTGGTCCGGCCTGCCCCTCAAGAATACCTCCGCCCTTTGGAGAAATCGGTTTCCCTTTCGTTTTTAAAACCGTTTTCCTTTTACTCATGCTTCTCCAACGTCACCATGACCGTTGTTTCCGGCTGGAAAATATCAATCAGCCTTTTTCTGAGATCGGTTGACGGTGTATATTCTATCACAAGTCGGCCTGTCAAGCATTCGTCAACGTCGATCTTTTCTTTTTTCTCTTTGATGACGGCCTCGAATTGGACTACCTGTTTATTCTTTGGCATGATGCTCCCTGCACCAATCAAGCCCATCCACCGTCGGCCATGCGCAATGATTGATATGCGCCGTCGGCGGATGAGCGCAGCACTGGCCGGAGACCAGCCCGGTCAATTCGCTCTTTCGATCTTCGCGAAAAGCGTCGCAAGTGGCGCAACACGGCTTGATCTTTTTTGGCTCGCAGTGATTGCCTCCAGCTTTCGTTTTGCCTCCTGCCTTTCTCCTGGCCGCAATCGTTTCAGCATACTTTGCCCGTCGATCTTTAGACCAGCATTTTTTATTCACAGGTTCGGCCTCGCAAAGTCGCAGGAGCAGCCGATGATTGCAATCTCGCTTCGGGCTTGCTTCAGCGCGTTCTTCATTCGGACCAGGACAGAGCCGGTCCGACCTGGCGGGATCTCCTGGATAATCCCTGTCGCAACTTCCATCAGATGACCTTTCGCATCGAAGAGCCGGGCCTCGACGATGACGCTTTTCGCCGAGTAATATTTATTCGTGTTCGGCCCGACTTCGACTTGCATCCCCTGGGCCACGCCGGTTGATCCTGCTACCTGAAGCCCGCTGCATGCCGGATTCGTGTCAACGGTGATCGATAGCTTGCGCGTGGCTGTCTCTTTATCTATGCCGACCGCGAGCAGCGTATAGGTCGCCGATTGTTGCGGATTCACCGATACGCTTCCGACAGCATCGACCAGGCCGATCTCGGAAATCATGACCATCGTCGAATTGATGACCTCCCAACTCAGCGTGACCGGCTCATAGACCGGGACCACATAAGCGCTGGCCAGGAAAGAGACGATCTTTGCGCTTGGTTCATCAACTTCGGCTTTCTTGCAGCCGGAGAATGGCAGGATGGCCAGGATGAGCGCTGCCAATGCCAGGCGCTTCACCCGATCCTCCCGATATAGTACATGATGCCGATGCCAGCGGATGCCTTCTTGTCAATTCCGCCGCCGACATAGGCGCCCCATACCAGCCGGCGCCCACTCTTGCGCTTCTCCAGGGCCAGGGATGCTTTCAGATCAAGGATCGTTTTTGCTTTCTCGTCCTGGTCCTTCTGCAGCGTGCCAATATTGCGCTTCATATCATCTACCAGCATATTGAACTCAGCCACGATGCCGGCATGATTCTCCGCTTGGAGCTTATCGCTCGCCGCCCATGCTTCGATCGTCTCGCCGTGCGCTTTGCTCTCGTTGCTGTATTTTATCTGCCAGGACGCATCCAAAGACGCATTCGCTCTCCGGGCCGCTTCTTTTGCCGCACGCTCTTTTGCCGCATCTGTTCTCGCGTCTTCATAGAGCTGCGTCTTGTAGATGACCTCTTTTTCATGCAAGGCGATTTTCGCTTCCAGCTCGGCACGCTCCTTCTCCCGCTTCGCCGCTTCCTCTTTCTCGATCTTGGCGCGGATCTCAGCGACGGCGATAGTCTCGATCCGGCGCACGTCCCGGTTGTAGAGGTAGAGCACCGATACGACGAAAACAATGATCAGCCCAACGGCGATTGCCGCTGTCGTTTTGGAGAGTTTCATAAAGCCTCCTTCCCTATAAGGGTAGTATTTTTTTTACGTTCTGTCAATTCCGCGTCCTTGCGTTTCTTTTCCGCTGCCTGCCGCTTGCGCTCGATGTAGCCGGGAAAGCGGCGCTCATACCATTCATCACTCGGAGAGGCGACCGCGACATATTTCCCGCGATGCTTGAGCTCCTTCAGCCGCAGCTGCACCTTGCGATACTCAGACCCCTTGATCTCGTCCTGTTTTTTGTTCTTGTGTTCGCTCATCTTTTTCCTCCGCTTTTGTC